CATCACTCAATTTTTCGCCCCCCCTTAAACCAAAATCCTATCTCCGCCGAAAGTGATCGTGTCACCATCCTGGTCGATGAGGTAGTTTGTCTCCGGCGGAAGTTCAAGCATCGAAACGAGCCGCAGTTCTCCCGCCTCGTTCATAATGAAGCAACCGACATACATGGAGGCGATATATCCCAACACCTCGCGGAGCGTGTAGCCGGTCGGCAGCGGGATCGTGTATGCTTTGTCCATGAGCGCATATGTCCGCTCGTCCACGCCAACGCCAATGATGGACGCGATTTCTGCGACCATCTGTGCATCCGTGCTGTCGCCGGTAATCGTGGACGATTCAAACGCTTGTTCGGTTTTGAGCATCGCGTCGAAGCCGTGAAGCGTTAAAACGGACAGGCCGCTTTCATTAACCGACCGCTCTCGCGTGTCAATCATGTAAACGCCTTGCGGTAACCACTCGCTCTGTCGTGTTGCGTTGCACGCTCTCACCTGTGGGCGGAGCGTCGCCATGTTGGGGATGCTCTCGCCGGGGTCGAGCATCTTCACGCTGATTTCACCGGCAACAGCCGCACCGAGCGTTGGAGACCCTTGGAACATCTGCAACTGCGTGCTGACGGCGAACAGCTGCCGCTCCGGGAATGTTCCAACGCCGTCGATGATCAGGCGAGTCTCAAACCAATGGTCATCAGCAATGATGCTCTGATAAAGAGCCGATGTTGCTTGCATGGCTCACCTCTCCCACAGATCCACAGACAGCCCCGACCAATATTCAACGCCGTTTACATACTTGACCATGAGAGACGATTTCCGTGCGGAGTATTTCATCTCCAAAGTCTGCTCAACGCCGAGCATCGGGTCATCGAATGTCCAAGTGACATACGGATTCGCCGATGGGAACAGCGACAGCACCGAAGCCAGTTGCTCCCGCGTCAGCGCGATAAACGGCACCGTTAGATGCCATCTATCGCGGATTTTTGCGGAGTAGTCCGTGCCGTCGAGTGCGGTAATGGTTTCGCCATACTGCGGCTCTTGTTCGGCTGTGTAGCCGTAACCGACAAGAGCGGTCAGATCTGTGCCGTTGCAAATTGCTTTCATGCAAGCCCTCCCGCTCTCGCCATGCGGCGCTGTCTAACAGTTACCGAGTCGGTAATCTGCTGTCCGTCGAGATAAAGGTCATATTTCATATTGCGGAGCGCATCAATGAGCTGCTCCATGATGCCAGCGTTGTCCGTAGGCTGTGCGGCGTTGAACATCGTCGCGGGCTGCACATCCGGGAGCGCGGCGTTGGACATCATCTCGGCAGAGGCGCGGATCGGCGACAAGTTGTCTTCGATACCCTCTGCCATACCGGCGGGAATCCATTTACCGACCTCATCCGCCATAACCTTGGACGGAGACGCAATGCCAAGAGCATTCTTTGCAGCTTTCCATGCACTCGCCGCCATCTCTTTAATGGCGTTCCATAGAGCGCCAGCCATTTGGCCAAGGCCTTGGATGATGCCGCTCACGATCTGCACGCCAATATCCCACCAGTTAACCTGTCTAAAGGCATTAAAAACTGCGGAGATGATTTCCGGGATCTTCGCCATCAGCTGCGGCAAGCCATTGGCAAGGCCAACAGCGAGATTAGCAATCAGCTGAATGCCGCTGGCTACAAACTGCGGCAGATGCGCGAGGATGATGTCTACAAGCCCCATAATCAGCCCCGGCACTTGCGGGGCGAGATTGCCGAGCATCGTCAGCACATTGTCGGCAAAGTTACCGACGGATTCAGACATATTTGCCATCGCGGTATCAAGCCCCTCGCCAGTAGTCAAAGCCGCCATCACATTCTCCCAGCTTGCCTTGACGGCGTTCATGGAGCCTGTGAGTGTGGTCTTTGCTTCATTGGCGGCGACTCCTGTCAAACCGAGTTCGCCCTGAATGACATGAATAGCGTCATACACATCGCCGAGATTGTCGATGTTATACTCAACGCCGGTGATGGCCTGTGCATCAGCAAGCAGACGCTCCATCTCTTGCTTCGTGCCACCATAGCCGAGTTTGAGGTTGTCGAGCATGGTGTAATTCTGCTTTGCAAAGCCTTGGTATGCCGTCTGAATGCTCTCAAGCGGCGTGCCCATCTTTGCGGCATTGTCTGCCATGTCGAGAATCGCGGTGTTTGCGGCATTCATAGCAGCTTGAGTGTCGCCGCCGTATGCCATTTTTAGAGCCGCGCCAACGCTGACGGCCTGTTCTGCGTAGCTGTTGGCGGAGATGCCAGCTTCTGCCGCTTGCATGGCGAATTCTTTCGCTTGCGTTGCGGCTTCGCCGTATATAGTTTCAAGACCGCCGAAACTCTGTTGCAGATTGCCGCCCGCTTCAAATGCGGATTTAACTGTGTCGCCGATAGCTTTGCCGATGCCGAGAGCGGCCAAGCCGCCGAGCATTTTCTTGCCGAGACTCGCGCCAGCTCGTTCAGCACCACCGCCGCCACCGCTCAAGATTCCCTCAATTTTGCCCTCTATGCCGGGGGCTTTGGGAACGATATTTACATAAGCTGTGCCAAGATCAGGCATCGCTATCTCCTCCAATCACGGACGCTCTCCATGCATTGAAATCGGCCACAGAATCAAAGCCTTTGCTTGCGTTGGTTTCGCCCAACAGTAAAGCGGCGAGGGATTGCGGACGATTGCGGCCTTTCGCGCCGTCTTCTGATTGCATCCAAACGAGCATCCGCACCGCATCAGCAATGTGGGCGAGGAGCGCCGTCTGTATGTCTTCTTTCGCGCCGGAGAGCTTCTGCTTGATGCGTGACGAGGATCTCAAACCGCACGCAAGCCGCGCCGCCAGCCGAGCCGGTAACGCTCTGAAGTCGAGGATGTGATACGTTTCGGCAAAATCGCACACAAGCGCATCCTCATCCGTCGCAACCATCAGAGCGAGAAAAATCAGTTTTTTTCAGCGCCCCTTGCTTGCATGATCTCTTCAAGCGCCTGTTCCAGTTCGGCGCGGGGAACACGCCCGCCGTTGTCTTTGCCGATATGGTCATAAAGCTGTTTCTTGAGATCCTCGCCGAGAAGCATGGTTAAAAGTTTGGACGCTCCGGCAATCTTATCGAAAGGCGGAGCGTCCGGGTCAACCACAACAGCGAGGACATCGACGAAGCGCATATCGTCCAGCCGAGTCTCGTCATACTCATACTCAAAGCCGGTCGAAGTCTTGCCTTTAATCATCGGTTATCCTCCTTTAGTGGTCAGGTCGTGGAAATGTATTCGTAGTGCGTATTGCCCGCGCTGTCCGGCAGACAATCCAGCGTCACCTCATAGCCGACAGCTTCATCATCCTTGTAAACAATGTCGCCGAGTTCAGACAGAGCGCCAACAGGGATGACAGTACGCTTGAGCGCACCGCCACGGAGGGCGAAGTCGATAACGTAGACATAATTTTCAAGTTCAGCGGCGTTTGCCTGGACGGAGATCGTGCCGTTGCTGACGGTCACATTGTCCGCGCCATAAACGCTCTGAAGCACATTGGAATTGAGAGACTCAAGGAAAGTGAGCTTGAACGTATCGGGCTTTTCGGTGCTAACAATCAGCACGGTCTGCCCGCCCCAAGCGCGGATCTTCTCCGTCTCCGGGCTGTTGCTGTTGGTCACGCCATCCTCGCTGATGTAGCCCATGTCCACAAAAGCGGAGGCGAGAGCCGTGGTGGCATCAGTAGGCAGCGCGGTGCCGAGAGGAGCGCGATAAACAGCGCCCGCCACTTTCGGCTTGCCAGCACTTACTTTGTTGGTAGTAGGCATTTAACCTTTCCTCCTAATCGTAATAGACCACATCGAAAACAGCTTGATAGCGGCAATGCTTTCGATTGGTGTCGGTATAGTTGTAATCGCTGTTGAGGTCGCAGCTGCTGATGCTGTCAAGATTCACGATGTTTCCCATCGCGGTCTTGACCTGATCATTGAGAGCCGCGGCTTCTGCGATACTTGCCGCCCACGATTGAATTGTAATCGTTGCGGCATCTATTTTGTTTGTGCGGCGACCGCCTGTCTTCTCCACCGTTACAAAAGACGCGGGAGGATTAGACGGCACAGCGCCGGAGACCGGCACATCGAGCGCCGCGTCCAGATATGCGATAATTGTCGGCTCAATCATAGACTCACGCCTCCCGCTGCCTTGAGCAAAGTGTTGTTTTCAAAGTTGTCACGCCGCGCCTCTTGCGTGCGTGCGTGGACGGCGGCAATGGCGACGAAGCTGATGGGATGAGCAGATTCAACCTCATACCCATCGCCAGCGCTCCCCGCGATTCGGTTTGCGGCATCATTCAAAACCGCTTGCATCTCGCCGCTTTTCATCAGTTGATTCAGCCCAGCGAGATCCAGCTTGAATTCAACATTAGCCATCTCGCTCCACCCGAATCTTCTTGTGCCAGGGCGTGGGGATGTTCGCCTCGATGCCTTGGATCGTCATGCCAAAAGTGCGGTATCTGTTGCCCCAAAACTCGACGATGGTGTCTTCCCAATTGTGCGTATCGCCTTTAGGGATGCCGAGCATATAGTCGATTTTCTTGCCGTACAGAGACAGCGTGCTGTCGATCTCTTCGGTTGTCGGTTGCCCAATCAGCACATTTTCGACAGTTTC